GTGATAAACTCAAAGAAGTTGTACAACCGCAAAAAGGAGACTAATGCTCTCAAAGCGGCCGCTAAAAAGGAGGACTAATGGCTTACAAACAAGGTACTTGTTGGGATGGTTACGTTCAAAAAGGAATGAAGAAAAAAGGTAAAAAAATGGTGCCTAACTGTGTTCCTGTAACTAAAGCTGCCATGGGTCGAGCCATGTTTAGTCAAACCACCACAAAAGCTCCAGGTGATGCACAACGAGAAAAATATATTGGATCTTACATGAAATCTGAAATAGCGGGTAAAAAAGTAAGTAACGATAGTCTAGTCAATTATTATGGAGATATGTTAAAAGGATTTAAATTATGAGTGAACCAAAACCTATAAAAATTACAATCAATAAACTTGTTGAAGATATGGCAAGAAAAAATCCAAAATTTAGAAAATATTTACAAGATAAAAAAAGTGGAAAAAGAATAAGAACTCAACCTAAACTTCCTAGTTTAAGTACGGGATCACCAAAAACTTTTGCAGAAATGCAACCTTATGGTGGAAAGTATGCAAAAAAGAAAAAAGAGATGACAGCAACAGCTGCTGAAAACGTAAAAAGATTAACAACACAACCTGATGCTTACGATCCAGAAACAAGATATATCACTGGATTTCAAAAGAAAGGTAATCGTATTAGAGTAGCATCAAAAAAAACAACTGATCAAGTAAATTTAAAAGATGAAGCTGCTAAAATTAAATCTGATTTAGGTAAAGGTTCAAGAGTTGCTATAACCGAAACACCTATGAGAGTGAGTTCTCAAGGTTTTAGACCGGTAAAATTTACACCTAGGGATAGAAAAAAAAGCGTACGTAGGCAAATGCCTGTCAAACCAGAGCCACAGAGTCCATCGGAGAGACCTTTTTATAAAAAACTTAAACAAAGAAAATTTAATAAAGGTGGTGAGTCTACAATTAAAACTGTAGCTGCTAAATTAAAAAAAGCATCTAAAGCACATGCAGGACAAGCAAAAGCTCTAGAGAAAGTTGTTAAGAAAAAAGGCGGTGGATTGATGGATTACTATAAGGATATATTATAATGGCTACATCAGGAACTACAGGATTTGATTTAAATATAGATGACATTATACAAGAGGCATACGAGAGATGTGCAATTGTAACTAGTTCAGGTTATGATTTAAAATCTGCTAGAAGATCTCTTAATTTATTATTTGCAGAATGGGGTAACAGGGGCATTCATCTTTGGAAGGTTGAACAAGATGAAAATACACTTGTTGCGGGACAAGCATCTTATACAGTTTCATCAGATGTAAATGATGTATTAGAGGCATTTATATCCTCAACAGCAGCTGCCTCTAACACTTCTAACACACAAGATATATCTTTAACAAAAATAGATAGATCAGCATATGCAGCTATACCTAATAAATTTGAAACAGGTACACCATCACAGTATTATGTAGATAGGCAAACAACACCTGTCATAAATTTATACCAAACACCAGATTTAAGCACTTATACAGTATTGAAATATTTTGTAATAAAAAGAATAGAAGATGCAGGAGCTTATACAGATCAAGCAGATGTTGCGTATAGATTTTTACCATGCATGTGTGCGGGTTTAGCATACTATTTATCTATGAAGAAAAACCCACAGCTAGTACAACAAAATAAAATGATTTACGAAGATGAATTAAAAAGAGCATTAGATGAAGATGGTCAAAGAGCATCTACATTTATAACTCCACAAAACTTTTACCCAACGAGTATATAATGGCTAAATTTGCTACAGGAAAATATGCTAAAGCGATATCTGACAGATCTGGTATGGAATTTC